CGCGAATATATATTCGCGAATCAGCGCCGCATCACTAACGTCGGACTTGGCTCGTTCGTCTGCTCGGATTGCCGCGTCATACTCGCGCCGCGCCACTGTTGCGTCGGCATACGCCGCGTCTATGATTCTCTTCGGACTCCGTTCGTCGACCTTTTTATATGCCGCAATCTCGGCTGAAACAGCGCGGTTCCACAACCGGTCCAGCGTCCGTTCGTCACTCATAATTTTATCTCCTCAATTAATCTTTATAGGGGTCAAACTCGTTTTCCCCTGCCATAACTACAATCACCGGACGCAACGTGTGAAGCACTTCAATGGTGTCGCCCTGAGCCGCCAATACTTCCGGCAACCGACGATATGCCTGCGGTGCTTCATCGCGGCCACCCCCGCGAAGTACTACTCCTGCGTAACGCAACCATCCGTCCATATCGTCCTGAGAGATAAGTCCTGCGTTGATAACCTCGCCCGTCACCTTGTTAACCTTCAATTCACCTGTCTTACGGTCGCGCTTTCCTGCCGCCGCAGTACGAGACAGTACACGACCTGCGCCGTGAACCGTAGAGAACAATGCCGCTTCCTGACTGGCCGAGGTTGCACCCTGCAAGATTACAGCATTGTCCCCCATCGACCCCCCAACAAACCCGCGCTGTCCCGGGAAGGCCGGCGTTGCTCCCTTCCGAACAACGATAAGGTCACGGGGCACCCCATCAACTAGGTGTGACTCACGCCAGGCAAAGTTGTGGTGATTGTGTACTGTATCCAAAATTTTGCAACCTAACAGATCCGCGACCCGATGAGTTACCCACTCACGACCGATGTAGGCATATTCACCGGCCAACGACATTAGAGCCCAATAATCCCGACCCATCTGTGAATCTAAGTCGAGCAACACTTCCTTCTCTCCTACACGGTCACCCCACGCCCCGCCCTGTCCTAGCGACAAGAACCCCGATGCAATTGTGTGACCCAACCCGCGAGAACCGAAGTGTACGCCAACCCACACGCGCCCTTGTTCGTCACAGAATACGTCAACATAATGATTACCCGAACCCACTGTGCCAAGCTGAGCCCGAGCCTTGTCACGGAGATTGTCTCGGCCAACGGGAATGAGATCCCACTCACCGCGAGAAAATAAATCGTGGTCGACGGGAGCATCCACCGCACGGTTCGTTCGGCCGATACCAAACGAGATAGATGCCTGAATTTCATCTGCCAAATCGTGAACGGAACTCCGCAAGTGTTCAAGTCTAACGTTCGTCAAGATAGCACAATTTCCGCATCCGATATCGAACCCAACACCGTTAACCGATGCTTGATTGTCATATGCCGCTACACCACCGACGGGCATAATGTAACCAAAGTGACCATCGGCCATAAGTGCAGACTTAACTGCTCGCGAAGAAACGTCGGCAAACTGTTCCAATGTGTTGGGGTCGTGGGACCCGAAGATGTTTTTCATATTTTTATCCTATAATCCCATTTTTTATGTCCACAAACCACGACGGATCTTCAATAAACTACGCAATTTTGAATCAATCATTTTATTTTGTTTGTTTTCTAAGTTGCGACACTTTAACAGATGCCTTTTATATTTCGGAGTGAACCTGTTCATCAAAGAATCACCAGTAATAGGATCCGATTCACCTAGCATTTTGTCGGTCATATTGCCGCCCTTGTCGATATAATGCAATTCGTTAGAATCATCAACCAGAGAGTATGGATCTGTTAACTTGGGGTACTCGTCAACATACCAAAGATAAAGATCCCTAACATTACTAGCACAATTCGCCTGGTCTGGGGCATCCTCTAGTGCAGTCTCCCATTCCCAATACCGCAGAATCAGTTCCCGGGTTAGTTCCTTTCTCCATTCAAACGGAAACCATCGCACCCGAAATCGGATCCACCACGAGTATCTAGAAGCCCAAACAACTTCCATCCATGCAATTTCCTGTTCTACATACCGTCTCAGAATTTCAAACATAGCCTCAAACATTATGGTATCACTATCATACCATTCTCCTCGACGCAATTTTCTCATTGTTATTTTATGGCGAGGGTATAATATTGCTCGCCTAATAAAATAACTGACCGGCTGTAGGATATTAACCATTTTCCATTCCTGTTATAGTAGTGACGCGACTCGCAATGCACCCATTGAGACTTGAACTCAAAACCTAACGGTTAAAAGCCGTTTGCTCTATCCAATTGAGCTATGGGTGCGCATTTTTACTAAACACTCAGTGCTCCCGGCGAGAGTCGAACTCGCAAACCGCAACGGCGACAGATTTTGAGTCTGTTGTGTTTACCAATTTCACCACGAGAGCAAAGTCGAACCAGCCCAGTAAGATACTCTTATCAGGACAATGAGCGGAAGAATGCTAAGATATAGGGGGTTCCCCAAAACAATACAGCCAGAGCAATACCAACACTAATAAGTCGTAATGGTGCCGGCTTCTCAGTAATAACCCAGTATGCAAGTGCGAGTACCACCAAAATGCCGAGTACGGTCATTGGATCCATTTTTCACCTATAGTTAAGATAAAACAACTTGTGTTGATGTTATTGGGTCGGTGAGGTATCCCCGCAACGTTTCGGAGTTTCCTCCCAGTCGTATCTGCGGTGCCCATTCTCCGTTTACTTTCCTTTCCCAATAACAAGTGCTCCCGGCGAGAGTCGAACTCGCATTCTCATAAGAGAAGGGGTTTTTAAGACCCCCGTGTAAACCATTCCACCACGAGAGCAAACGTCCAATGCCTCTGCCAATTGAGCTACCAGAGCATTATCTTCACACAACGGAAGCAGAGGGAATCGAACCCCCAAGTCCCTTTCAGGACCACACCGTTTTCAAGACGGGCTGACGTGCCTATGTCAATGCTTCCTCATACAATAGTAATATAGTCAACTGCACAAAGAAAGTCAAGCCCCAGTTAACCCCTTTAAAATCAACAACTTAGCGGCGCCCGGGCAAGAAGGCGGGGGAGTGTGGCTCCCCCGCACTCAAAAACAGCAAAAAGCAATTACATCGGAAGAATTCTTCGATTATCTGCTCTTGCTGGTCCCACTAGAAGGCCCGATTGTGTTAAGAGCATCGCATTCGTGAAAAACAATATGAGAAGCGTACCGTTCTTCTGGGTGCCCGTGTACGGCAAGCATTGTATCAAAGTCATCCCATGTCGAGGTGCTGCGACAGGCAGTAAGCCATCTTATAGCTACTCGGCCATCGCTAAATATTACTCCTTCAAATTGCGGTTCGTCAGGCGGGTTTACAAGGTTTGAATTGTGTGTTTCAGATAAATCTCCCCGCCTATACATTGTAAATGTTCGCATTTTATTTACTCTGTTTATATTTTTGTTTCTTGTCGGGCCTCGGCATTAATCACGGTGTTATCTTCCCACACTTTCTCATATGTAGCCTCAAAGATGTCTGGCTTGCAGGGGTATATCTCACCCTTGATGCCCTGAATAATCCAGTCCCCCCAAGAAACGAGAAGATTGCCTTCCAGTGTGACAATCTCTAAGAGGTCGCTCCCAATTACTGGCTGTAGCGATCCGCGAATACCGAACTCAATCTGCCACGCCTCGTGGAGCCAGCTCGGCCAGTCCTCGTTCGAATCACGGCGCTTAGGTGTCATCTGAAACGCCTCAATTACTATGGACTTCTTGCGGTACTTATTCATTATACATTCCCCCATTATCAAATGTGATTTCAAGTTCGGGCTTTCGCACCCACTCGAATGCCTGCGAATCCTTTTCCCAAAATTCTAATACCCGGATATCCTCACAATTCATCGTGGCCCCAATCTGACAACAAGCATTCGGCGGATCACCATAATGAAGGGTTTGTTCCTCGATTTGAGTTGCCAGATTACAATATCCCTCGGCCAAGGCTGACCACAGCGGCCCAGCATCACTAAATGCAACGGGGAATGTTGTCCCGCACGACTGACACGCAATTTCTACAAGCGCGACGGACTTGGCATAGATGTTTGCCACTCCGTTTGGAACAAAAACGTCATAACGAGGAACTGCATTTTCATCCCACCATTTAGGAGATTCTGCAATTCGACTCACAATATCAAGGTAACTATTGTGCATTATATTTTTCTCACCTCACAAATAATGTTTTGTTGAGTTATACCCAAAAAAGAACAATCATCAATATTTGAATCCAAGCAGGCAGATTATAAAGCTCCTGAAAACGATTCTTGAAAAAACCCGATAATTCCGAAGTCATTGAACGACCTCCTTTACCCTTTTTGTTTTTTTTGCTTTAGCTTTTACCTCTGCAGGCACTTCAATACCGAAAGAGGGTAAGACATCACGCAGAATAGGATAATTTTCCAAAAGAGTCTGGTCCTTAATCATTGTCATAACCGCAGCCTCTTTCCAGTGCAATCCTTCAAGCAACTGGATCCAGAGGGTTTCGCGTTTTATGCTAGAAAGATTCTGAACCGTTCCGCCCCTCTTAAAATTCTTCCATCGTCGCAATTCCTGACGAGCCGTAGTCTCTGAGATTCCTTCAGGCATATCCTTTTCAGGTTTGTAGGTGCTTGGAGCACCAACCGGAATCCCTTCAATCTTTTCTGCGGGATCTACACCCATTCGAATAATGGGAATAAATGCAGAATCACTTGCTTGAATTTCTCTGGCACGGGCAATTTGTTCCTCCACCGTCGCACCCCCAACAATGTAATCAATTTCTTCGTCCAATTGTCTAAATTTCATTTTTAGAACTCCGTAATTAGTTCAATCATATTGCGCAATTTGAAGGCAATAAAATAGTTTAACAGCTTACTCTTATCGCGAGTATTTTTCTGTTCTTCATAACTATGTATAATACTTTCCTGAATATCCTTCGGGATAAATCGCAAATCAATCATCCTCTCGTTGCGTCTAAAGTTATCTTCGTGGGGACTTCCGACGACCCAAGAGTCTGGACTCTGCGTCTTCCAGAGAGCTAGATGGGTCTTTCGTATTGGCTTCTGCCGTTCCCCATCGACAAAGACATTATCACCTGAAAGAAAATTGGGCACACCATCACCCTTGTCTCCCAACAAAATGTGTTCCATAAGAACGTGGTCGGGGTGCTCCCGTATCTTTATCCACTTCTTCAGAATAGGACTGTATTGCTTGATATTGGAATATCGTTGCAACTGTTCGAAATCGTGGTCACCCGACAGAATCAGCACCCTCTGGCTTTCTGGGTCACTAAACAACCCCGCCGATACTTCTAGACCATTCTTTTGTGTCCAGAACACCAAAGAACCAATAACATCGTCGGCTTCTGCGCGGTCGATTTCAATTATTGGATAGGGGCCAAATTCTTTTAATTCAGATTTAACTTGATTAAGAGCTTCGAAGATTGCCTTCCAATCAAAGCCGCTAGCATCCCGCGCCTTCTTTCTTCCCGACTTGTAATTGGGAAAGGCATCTCGCCGCCAGTAATTCCTGCTGTCGCAAGCAATGACCAACTGACCATAATCCTTTCGGAACTTGGTGTTGTAACTTCTCAGAGCATTGAGAATCATATGACGAACCAACCCCGCATCAATCTTTGCCCCTGTCTGTCCTCGCAACTCTACCATCAACGTAGAAATTGCGAGTTGGCTATAATCCAAAATTATCATATTATCACTCAACCTTTAATAGAAGCATTTCTGAGTTGGTTCTGCCTTTAAGCCTTAGATTCTTTGCACGGATCCCCTCAAACCACTTTCCAGTTTGGCTCTTTTTCAGACCAAAGAATTCCTTAAGTTGTTCTTCTGGCTTGCGAAGAACCTTCTGAGTTGATTCCTTAATTCCCATAATTGTAGTTCCCTTCACGAATATGCTGTCCTTAAACTCTGCCTCATACCGACCGAGCTTGCGCTTCTTCGTATCATAAATCCAAAGCACAGACGCACCAATAATGTCAACTGGGTCAATGCTCTCAACACACAAGTCTGTATCCTTGGTCTTGTACTTCAAGCGAGACACAATCTTCTTCTTGTCCTGCGGCTTGCGCTTTCGAATGCGATTGACCTTGGTCGAAGAAACGTGACCCTTGATGGATGAACGCACTTCCTCAAAGATACGAATTGCATCCTTAAATACCTTCTTCGGAAGATACTCATACCCCTCTGCCAGCTGTTGCACCTCGTCGCTCAGTTCCTTCTTCCTGCTTTGAAACCTTGCAACATATGCCTCATTCCATTCATTTAGGTACTTATCAAAATGCTGAACAACCATCTTAAGATGTGGTGCCTTGAACCCTGCGCCAAAGATTGCCGTCCTTAGAGCTTCAACGTCAACCTCTTCCCCATCAAATGCAGTATCTGCGGCGGCATCAATGTCGCTGAGAATGGGTGACACCTGCTGTTTCATTCGTTCCTGAACGCTAACCACAGGAGAGTCTATTGCCGCAGTCGATGACGGTTCTTTGGCTAAGCCATCGAGGAGCCCCTTGACCCAAGGCCAAATTCGGTCCCGATGTTCCTGCGAAAGCGGAAAGTTTCTAAGATGAATACGAGCAAGACTAGGAACAGTCCCCGTAACATTGCGGTCAGAAACCTTACGCCACTTGGCAATATCCTGCTTGGCAGTCTTGGGTCGGTGTTCGCTAATCCACTCCTCGATATACTTACGGAAGTTCTTGGTGTCTGCACAAGAGGCGTGCCAACTCAACCCAACGGTCAAGTCACCTGCATAGGTAGCACCGTCTCGGAGTTCTCCGTCCCAAGTCGGCTCTTCACCTGTAGTTGCAATTTCGTGAGCCGGAGGTCTAACGATGTGGAGTTTCATTATACTTCCCCATTGGCAGGAGAAATCTTCACCGAAAGAATTCGGTCATATCGAAAGCTCCGCCAACCTGTACCAACTTCCCAAGTCCTGCACACATCAGGATTGGCTGTGCGTGTCGCCGGCCTAACTTCGTCAGTTTGGGGGACTTCGAGGAGTGAACAATTCATCACCCTCATAGTACCATCTGACTTCTCAAATTCGACCACGACATACGAATCTGTGAGGCACTTCCTCAGATTTTCTCGGAAATTCTCCCTCTGTTCATCATTGAGCCGACTTTCGTAATAATTTCTCACAATCTTCTCCGTGTAAGAGTATATCTAAATATACTCTACAAACGGACAATTGTCAAGCCCTAAAGCTCGTCAATGTTCTTCTTATCTACTAAAAGATAGTTATTTCCGCCACTGTTTTTAACATCCTCAACGGAAGCCAAATTCCAGCCAGAAGCAGGGCTCCAAGTGGTGATTTTGCTGGTTTCTATCTCAGTTTCTGGTGTTTCTGGGGTAATTTCTGGCTCTTTTTCCGGAGTCTCAATTATTGGCATTTCTTTAGGCTTTTCTTCATTTTCCTCTTTCCACGCTCTATACTGTATGTTAGCCGCAACTACCAGCAAAATGGCCAAAGGATCGAAAACAAAGACCAAAGTGAGTGTCAGAAAGCGGACAGCCCTTTCTATTGTGTCAACATCATCGTTGGAATAGACCAATTGAGCAAAATACTTAATTGGCCCAATTTCATTCTCCAAAGTTCTCTGGCCTGAATTGGCTTCGATTCTCTGTTTCTTCAATTCAAGAACGTTCTTATTGGTTTCGTTAATCTGTCTAACAACTTCGGCCCTTTCGGCCCTCTGTCTATTTCTGACGGAAACTGCACCACTAGACGTTGAGAGTCTTTCATTGGCAATTAGACCTTCGACGGCGGCATCCATCTGCTCTAGCGCCCTAGTAAGAGTAACAACCGATTGTTCTTCAAATTGTATGCTATTATCAATTAAGGCAATTTCTTCCTTTCCGCCGGAGAGAGATGAGATGCCCTCAACGTGTGCGCGAGTCAGATAACCAAAGATACCAATACTGGTGATGAAACTTAGAACAACCACTGCAATGACGAAATACGTTTTCATCAGGTAAGCAGCCTTGTTCCAAAATCTATAGAGCCAAGATGCAGTTACTAGCTTACCAACTTCAAGAGCGACTCCCATAACAGCAATTGCCGTAGATGACCCAGTGAATATCGCCATCAAGCCTATGATGGAGAACCACGCGGCAACAGAGCTTATAAAGAGAGCCGACCCCAACAGTATTCCTAGAAAAATCATTTATCCTTACCTGTCTTTAAGTGTTTTCTATGTATCCTACACATAATCCAGGTATTGTAAAATAATTCAGGAAGCTCTAATGCATTGGAATCAAACTGCAACTTAGCTTCCCAATAGGAACACTCACCTTTAGTTTTACAGAGTCGCAAGATAGTTCTATTGAACTTGTCAACCCCATATTTTTCAATGTCACCCAGTAACTCTTTGTTGGAACCATAGTATTCCTTCCAATCAGATTCAACACGAATCTTTTTTCGTTTCCCCTTAACCTGTTTACTCTTTCCGAAGGTGAAAAGTTTCTTTCCAATATACTTCTTACCCGTTTCGTTGTTGGTTATTTCATATACAAACCCAATCACAGAATCGGGAACTGTCGTCAATGTTTCCCCATTAAAGAGCCACATTAACGACTATTCCTCATCATCATCAAATTCATAGTGACAGTCTATGTCAATATGTTCGCCACAAAACGGACAAAAGCTAACCTGAAAAAAACTTTCGTCCGCTTCGTGACTAACAGTGAATTCAATGTTGCAAGGTATGCAAGCTAAAACTCTTTTGGTTTTCATTATGAGCAAGGGTTTAGTGTATCTTCTTTGTAAGGTATCTTGAATTCTTGAACCTCCTGCAGCCCTGACAAATTATATAATGACACTCTAAAAATAAGTACTCTATTATGCGTGGCACTAGAAGATGTTTCGTATGTCTGCACCCACCCAGTAATATAGTTGGTCTGTTCGCTGCAATCGTGTTCGGTTATATTCCCCAAAATATCAATTGAAGACCTCGTCCCCGGCACTTCAATTGATTGACCAGCATCCCAGTCAGCTTTAAATCTCTCAACCCTAACTTCAAGAGAATTAGTGTTACAATAAGTCGTCCAGGACCCATCTCCCCACGAAACATTTGCTGCCATATTGCAAGTTACTCCGCTCTGAGCATATGTGGTTATTGATCCCGAAAGAGAACCCAGAGTTACCGCACTTGCAATATTCGTATTATACACTCGCTGAATCGGCAACCACGCATCTGCGCCACTGTGCTTGAGGCCCAAGACCGTTATAAAATAATTGGAATTGGAAATAAAATCACCTGCGTCAAAGTTGGTCCAAGTCTGGCCGTTGAGGGGTATCCACGAATTGGTCCCTACTGGCAACCAAGGAGAATTTCCATCCGTACTCGCATAAAAGCGAAGGGCATAACTTGCATTGCCTGCAACCGGATTGCTAAAAATAGGAGTGACCCTAAATTTTCCCCCGACATTCCAAAAAACATCTACACCTATTAATGAAGGGGGTGCGTTGTCCCACCAAAGAAAATTACAGTCATCGCTCATCTGCATAGTTGACCAGGTCAATGCGGGGTCGCTCCCCAAGGAATTTCCAAATGGTATATGGCCGAGAATCTCTTGAAAAAGAGCCTGATACGCATTATAAGTGGCCGCAGTAACCGGTACGTGTTCGGGGCTTGAACTTGGCGGCAACAACACATTTTGTCGGTGATTTACTATGCTTTCCTCTACAGGATAATTCGGTGAGCTAGGGCGAGACCGACCAGCTATTGCCTGTTCAGGCGCCCACTGTTTCATTTCCACACTATAAGTTGTGGTGCCGGTCCACGTTGTGGGATCTTTAGCAGTTATCCCCTGAAGTACCCCAGAAACTCCCTTATTTAGGGAATTTAATTCAGGATAAATCTCATTGGTGAAACTTGTTCGATATCCTGTTAGAGTAGATGCATAGCCTCCTGCAGGATTTCCGAATGTTATTTGTGTTTGCCCACCAGTACCGTACACCTGTGACGACCAGACAGAGTTGTCTAAACTGACATAATACATTGTCATCGGCTACTTCTCCTTAAAATTAGAATACTTTGATATTTATAAGAAACCTAGCAAACATAATCAGTTTGCCACGTTACCGACCCCGCCGACTTAGAATCGACAAGCTGGCTGCTGCTGTTGTATAAACGAACCTCGTAGCTGGTTCCTGACCCACCCCCGTTCTGCGTTATCTCGCTTATGGCGTGGTCGTACTGCGTCACGGCGCACGACAGCCCCCCGATAATCTCGCCGTGGTTGGAACTATAAATGCGAACAGTATGCCCGGCACAGGTTCCGCTTATTGTCCACTCGACCCTGTTGTAGTGCGGGTCGCCGCAGAACGGCTCTGTCCCCGTGCCGTAGGAGAGGATGCCGGACGACGCCGTGGCAATCGTCGGCCCCGAACTGAATACTTGCTTCCACGTTCCACCGACGTTGACAGCTACAGCAGTGACAGCCTTCCACGAGCCGCCTACGTTCACCCCTATCGCGGTGACGTCCTTCCACCCTCCGCTGTTCACTCCTATTGGCATTATGTCGCCCTCTGGAACCAGATGTCGCCGTCCTGGCCACCTGTCCAGCCAGACGTGCTAATCGTGACTCTCTGCGGATTGGTGCCGCCGCCCGAGATAGTGCGCCAGACAGAATCCAGCAAGGGGCCCTCAGGACCTGTAGAGCCAACTGCACCGGTTGACCCAGTTAGACCAACTGCACCGGTTGACCCAGTTAGACCAACTGCACCGGTTGACCCAGTTAGACC